GCAGCAAACGTAGTGCTTGCTGTAGCTCCTGTAATCGTTACAGTGGAGTTTCCTATAGTTCCGTTAGCAATAGTAAATTGACCGCCACCATCAGATGTATAAGCTGTACTGAGACCTTTAATACTGACTAAAGTACCAGCACCATTATTTATATCTGGGTTTGCATTAGGAAAGCTCAGTTCATTTGCTATCGGTACAAAACCACCGACATCATCCACCAGGTCTATAACTCTTGCATCTATAGCTGCTGTTGTTGCAACCTTATTATCAGCAGCAGTCCAGGTTTCACCTGACTGTATTTCCTCTAAACTTCCTACGTTATAGAATCTTGCATCTGCTTCTGCTTCTGTATAGTATCTATTGTCTAAAGTGCCTGTTTCTATCTCGCTGTCAGTAATTTTATTCGACTGCAATAAAATTTTTATTTCTGCTGCTGTCTGATCGTCTTTTGCATTTGTTTCTACGGTGTCTAATTTTGTGCCGTCAACAGAAACATCTCTGCCATCCACTGTTCCTGTTGTAATTATGTTTTGACTGCCGAAGTTAGGCGATATTTTAGTTCCTGCAATACTTGCACTTGCATTAATGTCATCATTAACAATAGTTCCGTTAAGAATTTGTGTCGAGGATATGCTTCCGCTTCGTTCCAGGTACGCTTTCGTTACTGCATCTTGAGCATTAACAGGGTCAAGTACATTACTTAATAATTGATTATTTAAAGATGGCACGCCAGTTGTTACATCTATAGATAACCCTTGCTTCTGTGCATCGTCTAACTCTTGCGCTATAAACAGACTTTGCTTGCTGTTTGTATCTAAGTCTGCTGCCGTAAGAGTAGAGCCATCTTCAAAGTCGACTAATACAGTATTTATTGACGACACTCTTCTGACTTCTACCCTGGTATTTGCACTAGCTAAACCTGTATTTAACCTGGCAACATTAGGAGTTACATTAGTTATAACTTGAAACTCGCTAGAACCTGTACCTTGTGTAATCTCTACAAAGTTTACAAATAACTTTATATGTTCTTCTTTAATAAAGGGAAATGTAAAAGAAAAGTCAGTCTGACCCTGTGTAGTGTTAGTTCTTATTATTTGAGCAAAAGGCATGAGCTTAGTTGTTTAGTTGGTCGAGAAACTGCTTAGACTCTATACGACTTTGCTTATCTCGTATCTTATTTAGATTATCCCTTATAAAGTTCTTGTCTACAATCTTTTGATCTCTTTCATCTAATAATTGTTTTATATCTGGTCTTTCCTCTAAAAATCTTTTCATTGCAGCTTCTCTGTAAAATTTTACTTTTTCTTTTATCATTGTCATTCTAGCTGACTCCACTTCGCTGCTTATTTCGTAAGGCAAAGCTGCATACGTTGCGTCTATTGTAACTAAATCTGTTAATTCATCCCATAAAGTGTTTCCTGCGTTATTCTTTATTTCCTGCGTACCTATAATTTTTAAACGATTTAACTCTTCTGCGTTTAGCACTCGACCAGGAATATTAAATATATTGTTATGCCACGGCATATAGTTTGCTCCTTTGCCATACAGTTTACTTAGTTCTACATCTACAGGGTGTGTAGATTTTGTTCTACTAGGAAAAGCGGAGGAAGGTGATACCAAATTAAAGGCATATTTCATCCACGGCATGTCTGATGGTATTACATTTGTACCAGCATAATGCCTTTCGTTAATAGGTTCTCCAGAGTAACTATGCAGTATAGGAGGCAAAGCTTCGTTAAATCCTGGTATCTGCTGTTGGTATCTACTAAATGTATTGTCAATGATATTAAAAGGGAAAGGTAATTCGCTAGATACAATATCTCTTCGCATGCCACCTGTATTTAACTTTCTTACAAAAGCTGGCATAAATCCTGATAATCTTCTTTCTATATATCTATTAAATGCGTTAGTTGATCCCTTCTTAGCTTTTCTTTGCGAGTCTTGGTCAAATCCAGCTACAACGTCAAATAGCTCTGTAATACTAGACAGAATTGATTTAGTAAACTGACCAGCACCTAACGACCTAGCAACATGACCTATTGCTAGCACTTGTGTCGACAACGCTTCTGCTTTCTGTTCTTCAGAAATGCTATTACCAAATTCTATATATTCTCCTATTGCTCCAAAGATATTAGACAAGGTATCTAAAGTTTGCAAGGAATAATAATCCGACCATTCTTCTGAGTCAGAAAATGGATTTTTAAATCTTATGCTCATAGGTTCTCTGCCTCTTTCTATTCCTTCTGCTCCTATCTCTCTGCGTCTGTAGTTAGGTGATCTAAAACCTGTAAACTCAACCAATCCTGTATTAAATAATGCTATACCTGACATAAGAGTAGTAATGCCAAAAGATATTTCTCCTATTGCTCTGTCTCTAGCAAAGACATCTTCTCCTGTTAAATCTCTCCAAAATGTATCTACCAAAGGCGCAGTTACTCCTAACGCCCTTGCACTAGATTTAACAATATTTACTGGCCCTCTAGGTAAAGGATAAATAAGGCCGAAAGCAGGATTATTTTCTACAAGATTACCCATAGCTTTAGGTATTGACCCTAGACCTTGTGCTATGCCTGCTATACGATTTTCTTTAAAAATATTACTGTCATTGTCAACGTATGCTTTTGCGTGATTATGTATTTCTGTAGGATCTGTTATACCACTTTCTCTTGCTTCTCTGACACCATACTCGTAGGTTCTTGGTGCTGGTACAACTTCTAACGAATCAGTAAAATTAACCCAATCCATAACATACTTAGCATTTTGACCTGTTAAGGCAGCGTTTTGTACTGTCTTACCATTAGACAAAGTAACGTCAACCATCTCTGCCTTTACTAATTCAGTCGCTTTGTTACTTGCATATTCCCAGGCTTCGTTAGAACCAGGACGCATGCCAAGTATAGTTTCTGCTTTGTATAGTTCCTGGTCAACATATCTTACCCATTCTTGACTTGGCCCTACCAATGAACTCATAAGAGTATCTACAGAGCCAGCAAGTCTACCAGTTACTTTAGGTACAACAGAGGCAACTCTTATCATTGTATTTGCTATCCAGTTCTTGTTGTTAGGATCTGTGTACCATATATCTTCTTTCTTTCCTATTTCTAATTCTGAACTACCTAAATTCATTTGCTCTACAGGGTTATATCTGCTTTCACCTCTAAGCTGCATTTGGTCTACCCCTAAGTTTCCAAAAGTTTCATTTTCTATAATTGTTGCTTTCATTAGTCGTAAAGCATTGCCTAAGTTTTGGTAATACTTTCCGTAAAGCATTGCACTTAACCTTGCCCTTCTATAGCTTTTATATGCAGCTGCTTTGTTGCCTTTAGCAGATTGTATAAAGCCTTGTGTTAAACCACCCATGCTTTGTATAACAGGCAAAGTAGCTGATCTATATAAACCACCTATCATCATCTTCCAGGTAGTTTCTCCTGACAACAGTATTGCACCACGATAATAATTTAATAATCTTTTACCTGTTAAAGATCCGTTAGGAGTTTGCTCTATTAAGTCTGCAAACTGTTTATTAAAGCCTTTGTTTTGCTGTGCGTATGTGCTTATAGCAACCATGACATCGCCTGCTTGTTCTGCTTCTGGTGTTAATCTGTTGCTTTCTATTGCATCTAGCAATTCAGGGTCAAGTTTTTCATTAAGAACATCATCTGCTTTAGATATAGCTTGCTCCAATAATGTTCTTTTAGGTGCGTCAGGAACAGCACTAGGAGGCACGCTTGCTTCAGAGCCAACTATTCTATTTGCTGAATTATTGTCAAATATAGCTACTTCATCTGCTGGCGCATCTATCTTTCCTGTATCTCTAGGTTCGTAACGTATGCCAGCGTAGCCACGTTCACTTAAGAAAGCTTTGATACCTTCTATCTGTTGCGGTGTTAGTTCTAATCCTTGTTTAGTTTGTTTAGCTTTGCCTAGTCCTAAGTCAGTAACTAAGTCAGTCAGCCTTTTATTCATAGCTGTTAAATCTAAAATTTTTATATCGTTGATTAAATCGCCATATACTTCTGCATTGTCAAAACCGTCTTGCAGCTTAATACTGTTTTCATCTGTAGTGAAGTAAACAGCTTGACCCATAGAGCCACTCTCCTGGGTAACGTCAAAGCCATCTGCTAAAGCTTTTTCTCCTGCGTCTTTTGATGTGCCTTTTCTTAATGTTACTTCGCTTGGTAGATCACTTAAATCAATGTCATCTCTAAACATTGTCTTACCTAAATTTAATACTTGCGCTGACTTTCTTAAAGGACTCATGTACGCAATATCTAGCTTAAGTTGATCGTTAAGCATAGCTTTTAAACCTTGCAACTCTGTGGCTTTATTGTCAGGCGATGCACTTAAATAAGCTTGCGATTGTACTCCTAACTTCTTAAGAACTCTATCTCTTTGTATCTGTAAGGCTCTAATAGCTATTAAATCTTCCTGCGATTTTAAATCACCTTTTAAGGCACGTTCGACCAAAGGAATTAATGTATCTGCATCTCCTCCGTTTTCTTTTAATAAATTAACAGCACCTTTGTAAACAACGGATGGTGTGAGAGTTGGTATTCCAGTAGCTTCTGCTCTGTTAAATAAATTATCGTACAAAACATCATTTATAGTTTTATTAGCTGCAAGCGTTGATTCGGTAGGCGAGCTTACATACTGTGTTTTACCACTACGGCTAACTAATCTTCTCGCTTCGTTCCCAAGTGCATCTTCTATAGACATATCTCCGCTGTTTATTGCATCTAAGTTTTCGCTAAATGCTCTAGCAAAAGAATTTGGGTCTGGTGGATCTATAGCTAATTGTGTAGCTGGTGCAGATACGTTATCGGCAATAGCCTGTTCTGCTGTTTCTCCTCTCATTGATCTCTCAAAAACATCATCCCAGGTTTGATAACCTCTACCTTTAAGGAAGTTGCCAGTACGTTCTATTATCTGTGCAATCTTTTTAAAAGGCTCTGCCCAGGTTGCTTTAGGGTAGTCAGTATTTCTTAAGTACCAATCACTAAAAGCTATAGCTTCTGCCTCTTGCCTTCCTATAGTTCCATCAAGAATACTATCTCTAAACTCTGGCATAGTTTTAGCAGCTAACTCTCTTATCTCTTTCTCTCCAGCTATAAGAGCTTTTTGATCTGCTTTGCTTAATAATCTTTTTTGTATTCTATGGAACGATTCGTGAAAGGCAGTTCTTAAAAGTTTTGTAAAACCTCTGTATCCACCCTTGCTGAACATAGAAATCATTATTAAATCATCTGCTGGATTTTTACCAGCAATAAATTCTCCAGCTGCGCTATAAGTATCACCTTCTGTTAGGCCATAATCTTTTGCCTGTTTAGCTGTAAGCGTACCTTCTAACTCTGCTACAAACTGCACATTTACATCTTTACCAGCCATTCTTTGTACTTCTTCCAACAACTCAAACTTCTCTCTATAGTTCAGCATATTCATGCCTGTATAGTCGTTACCTAAACTTCCGTATGATCTTTTATGTATAGGGTTTATTCCATTGAGAGGGTCTAAACTTAGCTGTCCAGGTTTTAATCCCAAATAATAATAGATGCCTTTACCTGTATATACTTTTTTACCACCAGGAATATACTCAGCTGCAAGCTGTTCGTACTGTCTTTCTGCTATGCGTAAAATATCTTGTTCAGTAAACCCAACGTCATCCATCAAAAAATCTAAGTATTTTTGATTATTCTTACTACCACCTGTCATCTCTACGACAGTTCTTCTATTTCTTCTTTTTGTTACAACGTAAGCAGCGTAGTCAATATCATTAGAGAAAAATACTTTCATCTGCCTGTAATTAATACCACCTGACTTTTGTTTTAGCGATCTAGGCAGTTCTGGCTCTACAGCATTATTTACAGTACCAACTCGTACAGGCTCTACAGTTACTTGCACTTTCTTTAAATCAGGTTTTTTATTAATTTCTGTTGGATTATTTCTTACTATTGTGTCCTCTGGTTTTGGTGTTTGTACATAGCCACGTTCATCAACAAATGTACCTTTCATCTTTACTTTTCCATCTTTATCGACAAAAGTTTTTTTTGCTATTTGATCTTCATTTATAATTCGACCTTTTGGCTTTACATTTTCTTTTGCTATAGCATTTTTAATTTTTTTGATATTTGCCTGTACGACTGTTACTGCTCTTTTTGTCGGTGTAACTTGCTCTGCTAATTCATTTATAACATCGTTTAAAGGGCCACTTAGGTTTGCAAGCCTGTTAAATACAATTTCTCCTTGCATAGATTCATCTCTAGCAGCTTTGCTTGCATCGACATCTATAACATTGCCTACGCTTTCTAAAGTTCCTGCTTTCTTAGCGTTAGCAGCTACGCCTAAAGCATTAATTTCTGACCTTAATTGCGACCTGATAGCAACTCTTATGTTTAATATATTTTCAAAATTAGAGGTGATAAGAGTATCAAAGCCAGGTAAAGGCAAAGCGTTAGGGTCTACACCTTCGCTTACTTTCGCAAACTGCGCAATGCTTGCAGCTTCTGCTGTTTTATTTGCACTCCAACCTTTTTTCTTAGCAGCTTTAGCTAAGTCAATCATTACCTGTTCCGAAGAATTACTGCTACCTATAGCTGCGCCCATATCTTCAGTCATGCGTTGCGCTGCAACTTCGTCAAACAAACTAGCTGGAAGCTTAGATAAAGGTATTGCTTTTCTCATAACAGCACCGCTAGGGCTTATTCCTTGCTCTAACATTTCTGCTGCACCCATCTTTGTGTCTCTCATTATTTTTGCAGCATCTACACCTGTGCCGTTTCCTTCTGCAATATTTTGCATAGCACCCTTAGTTCTTGCAGTTTCTGCGTCTGGTGCTTCTAAATACCTTACGTTCATAGTAGGTATTTGATTACGCTTAGCAGCAGCTAGCCTGTTGTGACCGTTAACAACATAAGTCTGTCCATCTACAGGATCTTTCCATACACTTATAACTCCTGCTAAATCGCTGTTGTATGTGTTTATATTGCTTAATGAACCGCTTTGCCCTGTAGCAGTAAACTTGCCTAACTCTTTAAATTGAAATCTTTTTGGGTTTACAAGTATAGAATTTGTATCTATTGTCGCCATACTTTCGCTTGTAGGCGGTTGTATGTCTACACTTTTTGTTTCTGTTAAACCACCTTGCAACTCTGCTATGTATTTTGTTCTTGACATAACAGTTTTTAAATTCTTTTCTGCTGATTCAAACTGACGTAAAGCTTCTCCTGTTCCTAATTGATCTTCTGGTATATCTTCTGTTCGTGTTTGAGTTCCTTTTGTTCCTGGAAAATCTTTTAACTTCTCTATCTTGTCTTGTTTTTTAATTAATTCAGTAGCTTGCTCTGCTGCGCTTTTGTTATCACGGCCAGTTAATTTTACTATTCCTACATCTTCTATCTCTTTGTTTGTTAAAGGTTTAAAGGGATTTTTAGTACCGCTTTCTATGTCTAGTTTTTTAGCTACCTTTGCACCTTTTGTAATGTAGTCAGCAAAAGCATTTACTAAAATAACCCCCTCTCTTTTCAGTCCTCCAACTTGCTCGACAGCACCTCCTAGTAACGGCCCTGCAAAAAACGTACCTATTATCCCGTTCTTAAGCATTGCCTCTGAACGTGTATCATCTTCGTCTACTTGAAAAGCATTAACTAAATTTTTTATTTCACCGTCTGGAAGCATTTGGCTAAATAAAGTTGCTGCGTTACCATCCCACGGATCTTCTAAAAATACGTCATTTATTGCACCAGGCAGCCAACCTTCCTGCGCACCTCGTATAAATCTGCCTGCTACTCGTTTTCCTATACCTTCTGCTCCTTTTGTTTTAAGTAATGTTTTAGCTGTCTGACCTCCTATTGGTACTTGTGGTACTTTTACACCTCTAGCTTTTAGCCCTTTGGCAATAAGCATAAATTGAGAGATAGATGAAATCATCTGCCCTACAAATCTTTCTGCTCCGTTTTCTGCAAACTCTGGCAAAGGTTTACCGTAAAAAGGTAAAGGTGCGTCAGGTTTGTCAAAGGATGTAGGTGTTAAACCTAGTAAACCTCTGTTGTCTCCTTCTTCTCGAAACTTAACTAAAGGATTTAAACGCATTAAACCTCTTGATCTATTACCTTCTTCGTTTGCTACAAAAGGATTTCTAAGGCCAAACTGTAATCCTGGAGGTGCTTCCTC